TCGGTTCTCCTTGTGTACTGTTTTTCAGGCCGGGGTCTTGACCCCGGCCCGGCCCTTATACTCTAAAGGCTAATGCCCTGCAAGCGATTTTATGCAGCCGCCGCCGTGGGCAGATAGTCATAAAACACCATCAGGAAAGTGTGGTTAAACACCTCGTCCGCAGCGGCTGGCATCTCAAGGTCCAGCATAATCGGGGCGTCCTGCTCTACGTTCAACCGGCCATCGCCAAGGGCAATGAGGGGGATGTCAAAGGCCATGCCCGCATTATCCTTAACCACGATCCCGTGCATCGTAACGTCGCTGTTGTTTCGAACAGATGAAACTGCCGTCACGTTAGAGAAGTAAGCAGTGGCTTGCCCTTCAATGACAAACTGACCCGCTGTCATGTCAAAAGCGCCCAGAACCGAGATTGCCTTATTAGGGCTGACGTTGTTATTGACCGTGAAAGTTACGTCGGACAAGAAAGCGAACAGAGCAGAAGGGTTGGCCCCGAGTGTGCGGTCCAGAACGTGCATCTTCAAGATGACGAAATCACTGGAGGTATTGTACGCATCTTCCGCGACAATACCTGGGCGAGTGCCTGCCTTCACGCCAACGGCGCCTGTCCGTTGCTCGTGATCGGTGGAGAGGAATTTAAGCGAGACCATGGCCTTGTCCGCCGTGCTGAACTGAAACTCAGCCTCGTTCGCAACAGAGCCGACAACATACTCGGACTGAATCTGAGTAGGAAACGCATCGTCAGAAGCACCAACAGTCCGTTCGAGCTGGTAGGTCCTGCGGATTTGAAGTGTTGGATCAGCCTCGTTCTTAATGACGCGGCCAAAAAAGATTCGGATGGTTGAGGTTGTGTTGGCTTCTGTAACCATGGTGTTCTGGGTCTTGTCAAAAACAACAGAGTTAGCCGACACAGAATAGATTCGAGCCCAACCATTATTCGCGGCTGTGCCGAACTGGGTGCCTACAGTGTCCCCTCCCAGATAAATCCACTCACCTGGGATGAGTCCTAAGGTGGTGAAGTCTAGGGTAGTGGAGCTCATAAGAGGCAACGCTGGAGCTCCCGCATTAGTGATGTCAATATCACCCACCGCTGCTTGGTGACCCACCACCACAATCTTTGCGCTCGCAGGCGGGGATGCCTCGGCCACCAAATTCCCCGTGGCTACCTCTACGGTAGTGCCGGTCACAACTGTGACCACATCCAATCCATTGTTGCCGGAGTTGGTGAACCCTGATCCAAAGATAAGGCTGCCTACCAAAAAGCCTGCGCTTGAGGCCACTTCGTATTCGTCGGGGTTAGCACCGTCAATGTCAACCACCAGAACAGGCTCCTCACCTTTACGGCGGTAGCTGGCAAAAAAGAACCCTTGCAGAATGTCTTGCAGTCCAGACTGAAGAAGATCAGACTCAAAACCACCGGCAGCATCCAGATCAGTGATGACTCCCTTCTTTCGTTGGCGACCTGCGTTGATCGGGTTACGCGCGATAAGAGCGTATTGCCCACCGAAGTCATCATAAGAGTTCGGCTCAAGGGGATACCACACGGCGGACGGGTTAACCACACCGATGCTCAACTCTTGAGAATAGCGGAGGCCCGTGGCGTTAGAGTCAATCTTTTGAACAGCGGTCATATGGTTCTCCTATAGTTAAGCTATCTCGTCGTACTCAAACTCAGCCGTGACGTTTGTTTGGAGCCAAGAGCCTTCCTGACCTACGTCAATGACCCTTGAGTTCCTAAACCAGACACCCGGTAGATTCGTATTTACACCCCTGAAGGCCCCCTTGACAACCCCCGAAATAGCGTCTGCTAAAACATGGCCATCACCGAAGGGGGTGAATATCTGAGCCATGACAAGTCCGGAAACTGTGAACCGACGATCACCTAAACCTCCCATGGTTCTTTGAGACTCAGAGGTGTGGTCGGCGTAGACCACCATGTAGGGCTCCCCGGAGCTGGCACCATCCTTTACTACGTCCGAATAGTAAACTGCCAGAGTGGGGTACGCCGAAGCATCTACGGCGGCTTTGACAGCCCCGAATATTGCGTCTCTTGCAGCAGCTATGTTGGCTAGTGGCATACCCTACCTCTTCAGATGAAGCTCATAGGCGAGTTTTACATCACCCGGGCCGATAATACTAGCCTTATCCACCTTGTACGTAACGCCCCCGTCTTGAATAGAATCTAAATCAGAAAGGTTCTCAGCCGGGCTGAGCGAATCATGGGCGAGCATGGCCACATAATAGCCCCTGCGTATCAGCGCCCCACTCTCATCCTTCTCTTCGGCGGGGTATATGACAGCCTTAACCGTCCCTACCGTCTGGTCAGTCAGAGAGGCCGGACCCCGCCAAGGCTTGGCCGCGTCCCCTGGCACCCTGCTCTTTCTGATAAGAACTATGTCTCTGCCGGTGGACTCTATGATCCTCTTGGTGGTGGCAGCCAGCTTGACGTAGTTTACCATTATCCCCTCGAAAGTGTCATGTTGTTTCCGGTTTTTATGATTGTTCTCAACCATTCATCCGCCACAGGGTACTCAGGAAGGTTGACCATGGAGGTCATGTCTGACATCTGGCCGGAGGCTCTGTTATTCAAAACCAGTCTCCACTGTTCTTGATTGTACCACTTCTCTTCCTCGACGGGCCCTACCTTTATTTTCTCTCTTTGCAACATACCCCCCTGGGCCAAGGAGGTCTCTCCAGTGTCCGGGTTTACTGAATTGAATGACGGTGCCGGTACAGGAAGAAGGTTTGTCAGCTTCAAGGCCAGCAGGGCATACTCTGCAACGGCCCGTTTAAGCGCCCGAGGAATCTCATCTGATCGGATATAGTTGCCACCTGTGTCAAAGGCATCAAGACGGGGCCACTGCAAAGATTGATCAGAATCATTAGCAGACCTCTTGTACCCGGTGAACAGATTCCCGAATCTCTTATCAACATAGTCCGTGGCTTTGATAATCGCCGCTTTAACTTTTACCGGCTCATAGTCTCCCGAGCTAACGGCGGCTGCGGCATTTCCACGGTCGGCATGCCACCCACGAAAAAAAGATTCGTCAATGTAGGCATTCGCATCCAAAACTATGGTGCCGTCCTCAACAGTAAAAGCCATATGCCGTCTCCCGATAAGCTGCGTTGAGGCCACACTACATCATGGGGCCGGGTATGTCTAGTCGAGTCTTCCCGCAATAAAAAGGCCGGATTCTACCGGCCTTTATACCTTTCTGCGAAATACGTAGTGTGTAAGAGACAGGCTCTGTTAGAGGTCTGCCGCCACAGCAGCAAGGGCTTTCACCCTGTTCCAGCCGGGCAGCGCAGAGTCGATGTCCTTACGAAGTACTCCGGGAACACCTGAAGCGTTCTCGACAGCGGAAACGCTGGGCAGACCCTCCTCCGTCCAGTTCTCATTCACGTCAGGACTAAGAGCCTTCAGCGCGTCTAATACCTTGAGGGTTTTTGGATCGTCGCTTTGAGGGGCCACACGTCCGGTCTCCGCTCCACCCCCGAGGGCACCACTCCCTTGGCCATTGGCCGAAGACTTAACTGCTCCATCCCCCTCGCTGGCGCTGGGGCTGGTGCCGTTGGCCGATAGTCCGCCCGCTGCACCCCGTTCCTGTCCAGATAGAACCTTACCTGACCCATTGGCATTCTCCTTGTCTCTCTTGATCGCCGCATTGTATTCATCCGAGCCAAGCGGGTAGGCATTGAAGGTAGCCATGTAGGCGATCAGACCACCCATCTTGTCAACCGGACCCGGCCAATCCAACACGCCATCTACGTACTTAAAGGTATTGATCTCCATGGTCCTTCCCGCAAGGTGACCGGTCAAAATAAACTTCATTGTCATCTCCTTTTTTAGCTGCTTTTGAAAATTCTTATGGGTTAGATATATCACCATATAGGTGGATATGCAACCGCTCCGTGCCCTAGAATGGCTCCAGCTTCAAGACACCAAAAATAGACGGCTTTATGTCTGTAAACACCACCGTCCGGGCGATACCTGCGGCGCCCGGCGCTGTGATGGCGCCAAACATGCCCGTTACGTGTTCTGTGGGATCGCCGAACACAAGGTTGCTGGTAGATACCGGGAACACTCCGCCTGGAGGGGTTGTCCTTATGTCAATAAGCCAGTCACCCATACCATCAGCCACATCAACAATCGTCAGTGTGTTGGAGGCACCTACGTATGCCGCACCGTTAATCACGGTGGCATTAAGTGCCGTCGCCAGAGCGCTACCTATCGCGTCAATGTCTTGTCCGAATGTGCCCGTTACAGAGACGCTTATCAGTGTGAAGGGGGCCAGGTTGTCTGTCAGATTTATAGTGTAGGTCCATCCCTCTAAATCTGTACCTGCCATGATCGAGGCTGTGGCTATGATGAAAACATTGGCATCATCCCACGCTGCTTTTGGAACGTCACCGGCCATGGCCGCTGAAGCGAGAGATTTGGCTTGGGTGCTTGTATCCGCCCACAGGATAACAGAATCGTTCCCGTTTCTAAAGGTCATACCGCTTTTGAGTGGGATTCTAACTAGGTACAGCCCCGCCATCTAAGTTCCCCCCTTTTTTAGTTGTATCAAGGATTAGCTTTAAGCACCGCATATAGGGCCGGGAGAGTGGTCACCAGAGTGACCGTTCGTGCGATACCCGAAGCACCCGGAGCTGTGATGGCACCAAACATGCCAGTTACGGGGGCCGCTGAATCTCCAAAACCAATCAAGCTGGTAGAGGTGATGCCTGGGGGTGGAGTGGCCGTCATTGTGATAAACCAGTCGCCCATGGCGTCTGTGGTTTCTACGATAGTAAGGACATTAGAGGCGCCTACATATGCCGCACCGTTGATCACGGTGGCGTTGAGGGCCGTGGCGAGGGCTGTACCGATAGCATCAATGTCTTGCCCGTTGGTTCCCGTAACAGATACGTTAATCTCTGTGAAGGGGGTGAGGTTGTCCACCAAATTTACATTGAAGACCCACCCCTCAAGTTCGGTCCCAATAACAAGGGCAGTGGCGGTTGCGGCTGACCAAGCAGCGGCAGGCACATCACCGGCCATGGCTGCTGAAGCGAGAGACTTGGCATGCGCGGCATCCTCTGCCCAAACAACAACAGAGTCATTACCGCCTCGAAGGGTCATACCACCCAGAACAGGGAGCGTCACCAGAAATGCACCAGCCATCTATTTTTCTCCATACTGTACGTGATTATAATTAAGGGCGGGATCACTCCCGCCCCTGTGGTGGGGATTAGTTGGTGATGCCTTCTGCGGCAGAAATACCCTTTTCAGAGAAGAGGGCCAGACCAGAGTACCACTTGACGCGGTAGATGCTCTCGTCCTTTGTCTCGGATTCACCAACGGCCACTACACTGAGACCTGCGGCATTTGCAGCGGTAAGACCCGCGATGCCGTGGCTGCGTGAGCCATCATCAAGGGTGCCTGCAAAAACAGTGGTCTGGTTCGAGCCAGCGCCCTTAACCTGGTTAATAGGAATCCAGTCGTTACGGAAGATGGGGACACTGCCATAGGCAGGAACCTCAGCACCCGAAGGCAACTTGTACACGTCCGAGATAGACGCGCCGCCAAGGGCTCGCAACAGTGCCTTGTAGGAGCGGATAGTGCGGGCATGCATGGTGAGGTAGTCAACCTGACCGTCCTTGTCAACAACAAGGTCGAGCAAGTTGTCAAGAAAGTCAAAGCTCAGAGCGCCGCCGTTGGCACCCGTGTTGACCTTCTGGCCAGCCGGAGTGAGGGACACGAGACCGGTGAACTGATCCGCAGCGCCTGTGCCGTTGATAAACATATCCTGGTACTTACGACCGGCAGACTTGGCCTTTGAGGCGATCTGAACAGCGACCTGGTTGTTACCCTCGTTTGAACGGGTGGCAGCAATCAAGCCGTTTACGCTTGCATCGCCGATGATCGTGGTGAGGGTGCTTGTTACCTGCGTGAAGGTAGCCGCGTTAACACCGCCGATGGTGTCACCAACGCCCTCTACATCAACATCACCGAGGACGTTTTCGCGGTTGTAGGCCAGCGCGTTGCCGTCAATGCCGTCGAAAGGCAGCATTTCGAACATACGGTTTACCGTGATGACGTTTTCGATGAGACCGGCCACCAACTCATTGAGAGACAGCTTGGCGGATTCTGCGAGGGTTACTGAGGGCATGTGTACTTCTCCTTCTTAAAATTAAATTCCAATGCGGTCATTCAGGCGCGAAATAAATTCGCCTTTCACTGACCATCCTCGGCTCACCCTAAGAGGCCCGCTCCCTTTCGTTGCCTTAAACGAAAAAAACCAATGTCAACTAAATACTCCTTTAATGGTTAACGTGTCAACCCCTCAACTTACCGCCGCTAATTGACAAAAAAAATCGGCCCCCATTTCTGAAGGCCGATCATCGTTTTCTTGACTGGCTACTTGCCTAGCCCGCCAAGGCCAGAAGCGATCTTGTCCACAGAAGTCTTCTCTGTGGACCTGTCGAGAGTCCGATTACTGCCGGACTTTGTGCTGCCGCCTCCCCCCTTGTTCTCCGACTTAAACATATTGGGGAACTTTGTTTTGAGATCGCCCACGAGTTCTTCGACTGACATCTCCGTGCCCTTGGAGTTGAACTTGTATGTGCCGTCCTCATCAATCACCCGAGGGACGTACTTACCATCATCCGTCCGGATAACTTTCACACTGGCACGGACCTTTGGCAACAGAAGGTCTGATCCATTATCTACCGTGCCTGCCTTGGCGAATGCCGCGTTAGCTACTGAATCCACAAGGTACTCTTCAATTGACCGGGACATGGCGCCGAGCTCTTGGGCGTGAGTCTCCTTCAGCTTGGTGATCTGAGTCTCCATGGCCTTTTTCACATTCTCGATATTGACTTTATTATCCTTGCCGCTCTTGCCGCTCTCAACAAGCTCAGTGATCTTTTCCTTCATGATCTCCGGAATCTTGGTGATGTCATCGCCCTCAAGCTCTACTCCAAGCTCTGGCAAAATGGCCTTGAGGCCATCAATAACCAATCGACGGGTTTGATCTTTCTTACCATCTTCTTTACGGGTGAGGGTGAGTTTGGCGACGTTTCGGTTCGCATTGCTGTACCCTTCAGCCAAGGGCCGCACGTCGGCTTTCAAGACAAATTTCTTTGTGGCTTTGTCCTCTTCATAATAGGACTGGTGCTCGTCAGGAACCGCGTCAATAGAATCCACGGAAGCGTTGGTGATAAAATCCCACATGGGTTGTTCTCCTTGTCATTTGTTCACAGGTGAGGTCAAGTGCCTCTTACCTGTGAACATACTGACATGGTTAACTAGTGTCAAGCCCCGGGCTGAAGGGGGACCGAGCTGGTGATGAAGTAATAGGGTTTACCGTCAGATTCCGCCTCAACGATAGTGATGGTCTCCCCCGTGGGTGTCCGCACCTGCTCAACCAACTTGACGATCTTTACGGCCTTCGGGGCAGGTTCTTGGATACAACGACCCTCAGATGCCAGCTTGCGCCAGATGACATAGCTGGCTGGACCCCCGGCGATCTCTGCCTCCGCAGTCAGCAACTTGATGTCTGCAAGCTCTTGGCAGTGATACCAGTGCCCCATCTCAACAGAGCCGATAGGCAGGTTTCCCGCTGAGGCCGGGCTGAGTGGAGACGAAAAAAACAGTGCGGCGAGAGCCGTGCGCAGAATCTTCATTATGGTGTCCTCCATGTTGATACCTAGACTAGAAAGCTACTCCCACAAAACACATAAGTCAATAGCTCGAAACTATCCTCTGCCCAGGCCCTCTTTGGGTGCTGGGGATTCCGTTGAGGTCGGTGTTATGTCTATGATCTCTCCATTATCATAGAGCCTTTTGGCCTTATCCTCCCACTCCCCCAAGCTTTTCATGGTTGAAGGCAGTAGCGCCACGCCGAAGGTCAATCCCCCCTCTATCTTCAACTCCCGCTTGTCCCCATAAACATCCGGCATAGCTCCGCGCATGTAGAACTGCGTCAGCCCGCTATCATAGTAGACTTCGTATCCGACGATGTTTCCTTGATAGTAGATCGGCTTTCTGATCCCGTCCAGCGCCCTCTTACGCATTTTCTCCTGAGCCACGAATGTGTTGTATATCTTTGTGGCCATGTTCCAGTTAGAGTCAAAATCAGGGTGCCTGCTCCTTGCTAGATAAAGCGCCCGCCAGCCAACGCCGACCCGGGCAGCGGCCAGCACCGCATTACCTGTTCGCATGAGCACGTCCAAAAACCGGTTGCGCTTTTCCCGAGCCTCTAAGTCTCTTTTAGTCGGCTCCTTCGCCCCGGGAGCGTACTTAACCGACCACATCTCATCGCTGTCCTCCTCTGATATGGCCAGCTCCCTAGACTCAACAACCTCGTCCGGCTCCCATGGATCGGGCCCGCAATCATCAATCTCCCACGGGTCCGGCCCGCAATCATCAATCTCCCACGGGTCCGGCCCGCACTCATCCGAGTTATTCGGCGGGCTCATCCTTGGTCACTTTCTTTTTATCTTTCTCAGGCGAGGCCGCGCCTTTTTTCTTGATAGAGTTCCCCACGTTTGCGGCTGCGGAGCCATCCGTATTGAACCCGGTGGCGAAGGGAGACTGAATAAGGGGCTCTGTCTGGAGAAGTTTTATGTCCTCCTCCTCATCAAAAGTCTCGGCAATAGCTCCCCGCCTTTTCAACTCGCCGATATATCCGACGCGGGATATGTCTCTGTTCCGACGCATCTCAGCCAAGGTGCGGAGATCAACGTCCTTTATATCCTCGGGACCGAAGTCTGTAGTTATCGTGACCGTCGAATCAGTGCTGACCCCCATCCAGTCCGATGTCATCCACAAGAGAGTGTCAACAGCATCCATGAAACGGATAGTCATGTCCTGCAAGGGCGACGTAGCCTCAGCCGAATCCAGTGCTCGGGCAGTGGCCGTGGCGCCGCCGGGCCTTTTTTTCAAAAACTCCGCGCCGTAAGAGGCCATGTCCTGCTCTAGCTTTTCAAGGTCGGCAGCGCCCGCCTGAATGGCTTTACCATTATGCTCTACATAATAGTATTTTCCATTCTCGGCCCGAGTAGCCAAAAGCTGACGCGGCCCAATGGTCATGACATCCTTTCCCGGAGTGTCGTGGGCGCCGGAGACCGCCAGCATGGGGAACCGGGCCACTGTCAGGATATTCGTTTGATCAGATGTGGACTGCCAGTGACGAATGTTTAGAAAAGCCAAGTCCTCTAGAGGCGGCTTACCCACCGAGGAGCTGCCGTTTGCATAAAAGGTTACGAATGGTATGTAGTCTATTCCGGTCACATCAGCGTCATACTTAGACCAAACTACTTGACCATTCTTCTGCTTAACCTCTCTAAAAATAGTCCAGGTTCCTGGCTCCAGAACCCGTATCTGACGAATGCAGACCTCAGTGTAGCCCACTCGCTCAATAAGCTCCTCTTGGATACGGACGTGAACGGGAACATGACCGCCGCCCATTTTAGCATATTGGATGAACAGGACGTTCTCTGGAGGTATTACCGTCCAGTAGGGTCGATTAGAATCTTCCAAATCATCTGCCAGGGTCCGCTCACGACCTATTACCGGGGCTAGCCTAGGGCGATCAACCAACACATGACAGAATGACTTGGCTACCCCCTCCCTGAACCACTGACGACAGAATACGTGCAGGTTGTTTCCCTGCAAGTCAACGTCTTTTGCGAGCTCGCTTATTTCCGGCGGCGCATCGTTCAAAACAACCAGTTCCGAAAAAGGTTTGCCCACCAAAGATTCAAGCGTGATCTCTGTGAGATTAAGCAGTGTAGCAGTGCCCAACCGACTCTTGTAATTATCCAAGCTCTCATGGGGGTGCTGCGGGAGATAAGCTGTACCCGCCTCTCGCATGGTGGCCGTCCCCCCAAGCACACAGCCTATCATGTCCCACTTAGGCGCCATGTAGTCATACGCGATACTGGTTGAGGAGGGGTCTAGGGCCTTCTTTACGTCTGTATCTGGCACTGGCTGTCTCCTTAGAAATTTAAGCGTTAATAGCACGGGTGGCCGAGCAGTGTCAAACTAGAAACTTCTCCTCCACATTCCAGGTATCTCCCAGTTCAACCGATACCTTGTCATGTCCGCCGAATGGTCCTCATACTTATCGGGCACATCATCCATGTCGGCTTTATCCCGGGGCATGGTGGGGACATACATCAGCCAATATTTGCACCTGTCCGTAACAAAAAGACCCGGCTTTTCGCGCGTACCATCGGGGTTAGGTTTGGCCTGAGTCAGCTTGGATCGGAGCATCTGCCACCCCCTCTTACGAGAGCCGGGGGACTTGTCGGCCCGCTCCCAGTAAACGCCCACATCCTCCATGTCATCCGCCGGAGACCTGCCGGTGCCCCGCTGATCCTTTGAGTATATCTCTGTGTCTGCCGGGCCGGGCAGCACTCGGCCAACAAGGCCAAAATCCTTTTCACGATCAAGTATCCCCTGCCCTATCCTGGACGCCTCCATACGAACCCCGGTCTGATCCTCGCCCGTGGTGCCGTACCACTCGTCATATAATATCAAATCCCCTCGAATACGCCCGTACTCTTTCCCCTCAAACTTAATAGACTCCCCGTTAGATTCAAGCCACCATCCAACAGAGAAGGGGTGCGACTGCCCATGATCGTATGCCCGGGTTATCCGCCAACTCCGAGGAATCTGTTTAGCAGGAAAGTGCGGGATGACGTGGTGCTGAGCATCCCAAACATCGTCCACCATGCCGCCCGCGTTAACGTCCCACGATCCCGCCGTCCATGCTTTTGCTTGGGCGGGGTTCTGAGCGGCCTGTGCAATCTGAGTCGCGTAGTTGGGTGCATCGTGCAAGAGAATAAAATTCTCTTTAAGACTGCCGTGTATGGCCACCCGGGGGACATCCTTTAATTTTGATATTGGGTCCGTAGCATTTATAATCTTGCCGCGCCAGTGCGGGAGTCGAAAACGTTTTTTTACCCAGCTATGTCCGACTCCATATGGGTTGGTGGTTGCCCGAACTCGGCAAGGAACTCCTGGTGCGGTGGGGCGGCAGCAGGAGAACATGAGTCGATAAGCTTTATCGTTCTCCCACTGCGTCAACTCTTCAAAACCAATCCACGGATACTGGTGACCGTGATATGATTCATAATCGTTCTCATCCATCATGTGCCTGAGAAGTAGCTGTTCCCCAGTCGGCCATACCGCCGCGTATTCGGATTTAGACTTCAAAAACCTGAAGCCAGGAAATATCTTTGGAAAGAATGCCTCTATTTTTAAAACAACGTCATCCAAGTCTCCATAAGACCTGCGGAACAAGATACCCCGCCAAGCCTTGCCATAACCTTGGCCTACTTCTTTTGCAAAATCCATGAGCAGGACTAGGGTTTTTCCAAACCCTCTACCCCCCTCAAATAGGGCCTCGAAAACCGGGCATGTCAGGAATGAATCTTGGGAGCCCGGTAGGGCCATCCAAGAAGGTTCATTTATGATAGCTCCTTCCTTGTCTATGTGAAAAGGCTTCCACACACCCGTGCCTGTGGCGTCTGACATAAGACGCCACTCGGCTTTGCTGCCGTCCTCGAAAGCAGACAACAGCCGGGTATCCAAAACTTTGGGTGTGTGGGGGGCAAGGTTTTTGGCCATCTAAGGCGTTGGCCTTTTATTTGTCATCGTGATCTCCTTCTTAATTGAAGGCATAATCACACATATGTCTGGGGGGTGTCAACCTTAGTCGCCATCCACGCTCGTTCGAGAAAAAAAACGAGAGCTCTTTCGGCTCGCCCTAGTAGCTCCCGAAGGAGTTGAACGATGACAACATGCTCTGAATAGCATGCGCGGACAGCAGCAGTCAACCCCGGTAGCTAGGACTTAGATATGTCCTGAGTAAACTCGTAGGCGCCTTTTTCAATCGTCTTAATGTAGCCTAGTGGGTCAACAACCTGAACGTCATAGAAATACATGGCTGCGGGCAAGTTGACATTGCCTGAAGTTGGCCTAAACTCAAACAGACCGGCGGGGCCATTGGTCACCACACCGGCCAGCGTGTACACTTGGTTGACGGTATCCGAGGGATTCTCTTCCCTGTTCAATGTGAACACGAAGCTATACCCCGTAGAGATGTCTACGACCGCTCCCGCGCTGTTCTTGAGTATGAATTGATCGGGGGCCGTGTCTCCCCGGAACCTAGTAATGTCAGCGATGGTGGCGGTCATCAAAATCTCCTCACACTCAGTATTCGCTGAGAATACACTCAACCCGAGTGTTCCTCAAGACCCTATTTTAATATATCAAAATCCTAGGCGCTCGGCCAAGACGAAGAATACGTGTATCCGACTTCTGCTTGATAGCCCGTGAACTGTTCAGGTTATATGTCAGCTCTGAAAGTTCTAGTACCTGCCACCGAAGATCGGCAGTGCGATTGGCGAGAGCGGCCACATTCCACCTAAGATCGGCAGAGCGATTAACTTGGGCTATGATGCTCCACCGAAGATCAAGAATCCTTGCCGCAGTCAAAACCGTTGAAAGCACATCCCACTGTAGCTCTAATGACTGACCCGCCAAGGCCGCGTCGTCCCAACGAAGATCGGCAGACCTGTTTACAAGTGCCGCTACCTCCCACCTGAGATCAGCGGAACGATTGACTTGAGCTAGCATGTCCCACCTTATGTCAAGTGAGTTGTCTACTAACTCAGCTACGTTCCACCTGAGATCGGCAGAGCGATTAGCTAGCGCAGCCACATTCCACCGAAGATCGGCAGTGCGATTGGCGAGCGCAGCCACATTCCACCGAAGATCGGCAGAGCGATTAGCTAGTGCCGCCACGTTCCAACGAAGATCGGCAGAACGATTGGCGAGAGAGGCTACATTCCACCTGAGATCGACAGAGCGATTAACTTGGGCTATGATGTTCCACCTAAGATCGGCAGACCTGTTCACAAGCGCGGCTACGTTCCACCTGAGATCGGCAGAGCGATTAGCGAGCGCAGCCACATTCCACCGAAGATCGGCAGTGCGATTGGCGAGAGCGGCCACATTCCACCGAAGATCGGCAGAGCGATTAACTTGGGCTATGATGTTCCACCTGAGATCGGCAGTGCGATTGGCGAGAGCGGCCACATTCCACCGAAGATCAGCGGACCTGTTCACAAGCGCGGCTACGTTCCACCGAAGATCGGCAGTGCGATTGGCGAGAGCGGCCACATTCCACCGAAGATCGGCAGTGCGATTGGCGAGAGCGGCCACATTCCACCTAAGATCGGCGGTTTGACTCACAGGGGTCGTGGGCGCGTCTGTTAACTCAATAAGCGGAGCTTCACGCCAGGTATCAGCGAGCGATAAAGGTGGGCTATTACCTATCGAACCGAAGTAGGTTTTATTGAGAAAGCCCGCCATGGGCTAGCCCGATACGGTTTTGAAGGAGCCCGTGTATGTGGTTGCGCCTACGGCACTTTTCACTACCTCTAGGAATGACAGGCAAGCGTCATCAAAGATTCTTTCAAGCTGGAACGATCCTTGAATAGCATCCATAGGCAGGATTATGTTTGCGAGAGGGCAGGGGAACCACGCGATAGGGTGGCCGATCACAAACTGTATCACGCCCGTCGCAACAAGTGCGCTGCACTGCATCTGAGTCAAAGCCTTGATGCCTGTGTCACCGCTCGCTAACGGGCAGTAGAACGTCTGGCCGGGCTGATCCAGCCTGTTGACAATGTTAGAGGCGTTGCCGGTAACCGAAGGGAGAGTGGCTGCCGCGTTACCATCCTGATCTGTGTACGTGCATACCGTCCAATTGTGTGCCGTGGCGGGCAGCACAGTAGTGCATTCGATAAACAGAAAGTTATTCGCCGCGTAGTCGGCCCCCGATGTGGCCTGATAACGTGTTGGTACCCCCGTCACCGCTTCGGTCGCAGTGGAGTTCATAGTTTTAAGGACGTGGAAAATACGATCATAAAGCAATAACTGATTGCCCGCTACAGAGCCGACCACATACCCTGAGACTATGTGCTGTGTATCCGGGCTTCCTGGGTTAGTAAAAGGAAAACCACCAGTCGTCGCATCGGTGGGAGCTGTGCCGCCGGGCGCGGCGCCCGCTGCCGACCCGTTGATAGGTTGGGCGCCAACGGCCCATAGGCTGTTTGTGGACCCTGCGACTCCTGTGGTGCCTATCTTTTGAAAAGAGTAGTCTCTTGTCTTTCCTGCGGCGGCCTCTGAGATGAGGTCAGACAAACTCGTAAAGCCCGTGTTGAGCTGAAGACCCTTCTGCTGCCTCGCAAGCCAGTGGCTGTAGCGCTGCTTGGCCTTGGCCTCAAACCTCTTCGCCTTGTCATAGGTTAGCTGGAGGAGTGATCCCTCGGAACCTGCTTCGATGTGCCCCCGGAAGTCACCGCCCTTAGTGACATAAACCTTTCCAGGCACATTACCCACCGCAATAGGCCCGCCATACCAGTCCTTCATACTCTCAACTAGCTGGTCGATCTCGTCTCTGCCGAGCCAGCGTTCAAGCTTCTGTGAGTGAGTTGCAAGTTGCATCAGACACACAATCCACCAGCAGGCACCTCTCGACCCGCGTCAACTTGACTGCGTTCGTAGTCCTTCAGCTTTTCAGCGACGTATTTCTTCTGATCCCCTTCGTAGCTGCCTGCTTTGTAGGCCGCGAGAACAGTCTCATATGCTTCGAATGTCATGTTATCCTCCTTATGCGGCGGTATCGCCCTCGACCTTGACTATCACAGAATCGGTATTGAACGCAGCCGCGCCTGCGGTAACTGTGCGACGAATCCAGATAGCATAGTGCTGTCCAGCCGGAATTGTGCCAAGGGAGAGACCCGCACCCTTGGTAGCTGGGGAGGTGAAGGACTCGCCTGCCGGGGCTGTGTTTTCGTTAGCGACGGTTTCGGCGGTGCCATTCAAACCTTCGCCAGCCAAGGCTATGGCAACCGTGGTGTCTGTGGAAGGGGTGTTTGTGTCGATCCAGACTACCGCGTTTTGGAGGGACAGAGAGCCATGGCCGTTGTGAACGTAGATGCAACGGTACTCTATATCACCCGCCAAAGACTCATCGCCGGATACCTGATCGAACAGATTGTGAAGAGTGGCTGTGACAACCTCGACAGATGACTTAGCGCCGCCGAGAGAGGCGTTTACGTCGCTGTTGGCCGCGCCGCCAGACAGGCGATATTTGATATCTGTGGAAACTATAGGCATGCGGGCCTCCTGGTATGGTTAATGACTTCCGCATGTCTATCACTTCGGTATGAGAGGCGTCAACCCCGAGTTATTCTCCAGTAGAATCCACGGTAGGGTAGTGCTCCTCCTGCCAGTCGTCATCGGCCCGGTACTGCATGTGCCAAAGAACCCTAGCAACGTACCTGCCTGCCGACAATATCTCATGCTCCGGGAGCGCCGGGAAGACATGGTGAAGGGACTCGTGGATGAATATTTCCATCCTCTTCTTATTTTTTGTTCGAGGGTCCACCTCCACTATGGGGTGCGCAACTTTGGACTGGCCAGAGAAGGCTTGGTTTATGGCCTGCCCGTCAGCATCCTCACGGCCCATCTTCCTGAACATTATGTGGGGCAGCTTGCGGAGATCGCAGTGCCCGCTCCATTTCCCGGCCATGAACTACCCCTTATGCGCCATATTAGTCGTGCTTGCCTTTTACGTGTTCTACCGCCTTGTCGGGGTCGCACTGTCGCCAATCGGGCCAATCCCTGTTAAAATTCTTGCGCTGCTTGGCGAACATCTGCATAAGAAGGTCGTTTGTGCTCCCGTTGTTAGCCGCCACATACCCGCGCACGGCGATGAACAGGCTTCTCTCCCACAATTCGAAGTCGGCTGGATTCTCTGATAACGCGCCCAAAAGCTCCTGCATGACCCTCACCGCCCCCAGTGGACTCGATGCAATGACCCAAGCGTCACTGACAGCACTATCAAAGTTGATAAAACTCCCGCCCGCTCTATAGAACCCATCAATGGAGAGTATGATGGCATCAATCCACTCAGTCACATCTGACGGATTATCTTGAATCTCTTTCAACTCTTTTTTTAGATGGTCTAGAGGCCCTGGCGGCCCACGCCCCTCGGCGGGGGACCCGAAGGTTGCCCAACCCCACTCCAAGTGACGCAGGAGGTAGTCATCAAAACGCAGCCCTAGTACCGGCCAGTTCGGCTTGTGCATGTGTATCTCCTAATACCCCGGGTCGGAAAAGCCCGGCCACTTAACGTACTCTGTTTTCATTAGGTGCGTGTGAATAACGTCGTAGCCGGTGCCGCTAAACTCAACGGGCACCTGACCGAAATACGCCAGTCTCGTGTTCGGAATCATCTGGCCGGTCTGCATGACCATCACCGTTTTTATTTTAGGCATGACCTTGATCTGCCACTGACCATTTAGGACCGTGGCATAAAAGTCCTCGTCCTTGCTGAACTTTCCGGCCTCAGACACCTGACACCAAAACCAGCTACCCTCAGAATCATCCGGGGAGCAGACGATGGCTGCGTAGTCGTGATAGCTTAGCTTTTTTCCAGTCATATTTTTCCTCTAACTCAGGCCCCTATAGCACACAGGCTGCTTAACGCAAGGGTTATTTTAAGACCGGCTAGAGCTTAGTGAACTTTACCGGCGCTTTATCCACGCAAGCCGTATCCGTCAGCACCCCGAAGGATAATTTCAGGCCCGACTGTGCTTTTAAGAGGTCCTCGCACATGCGGCGCGCATCCTCTAGAGTGCCAGTCAACACGAAATAGGCTCTGCTGATCATATTGCCATCTCCTCCAGTGTCCTCTATGACGATCCACCGCCTCTCGGGCTCGACCTCTTGGGCGCCCTCATAAAGCTCAAACCGGTGGGCGCGAAATCCACTAAACCTGTCCGTTCCTTGGCCCTCCAAGTTTATGCACCAGCAGCGCAAATTATGAACAAACACCACGTTTGAAACAACATGAATCTCTCCTGGGCGAATACGGTACCCGTTCTCAAGTATCCTAACCTTATCTCCAACCCTAAAAGGTGCCGACATCTTCAGTTCTCCTCTATGCTTTCTGCGGCTGCGGGGTATTTCACATGACAGACCATGCGAGCGTAGTTTCTCCAAACCTCAACACTCTTGGGGTTGTCTTCGAAGGCCAAATCTATGTGCCCGTGCGCCGCTATCAGTGCGAGAGCATGTGCCTTTTTGATTCTCTCATTGGGTTGGTGGTCGTCCGATAGCCGCATCATGAGGTTGCCCGAGAAATATCTCCACAACCCGTTATCTTTCATCCATTGAGTGGTCTCTACACGCAAGCTCTCTGGCCTCCCGGTGCAAAGATACATCTGGTGCCGCCCCGAGTTCCCCAAGTCCACGGCGATGTTATAGATCGGTATGATAACCGCGTCCTCGGGTAGCTGGCCGTAGTAGGATGACCAGTCCCTAGGGTCACGGCCCATTATATGGTGTTCCCGATGACGGCTATCCGCAAGAACACCGTCGATGTCAAAAGCAACTATCATTTCTTACTCCCTTCGCAACACCCAACTCTCAATCATGGCAAATCCAGGCGAAAAATGAGGCTACAACAAATATAAAAGTGAGGATAGCCCCTCCCTGCCCGTAAGTCTCACCGATAAAGAAAGTGAAAAGAACAAACAACACCAGTGCCGCTGTGAACGCGGCGCCGGTCGCTACGGCCTTTAAGATTCTAAACAAATCTCCGCGCAACGTGCGTCTATGCCTAGTCATCCTCTTGACCAATCTGCTCTGACCAGCTTTGTGCCGTCTCCAATTCTGAAATTACCGTAGTCATGACAGACCGGCTTTTTAGTTTTTGACCAGCCCCAGTTTTCTGATTTCAAATCAGTGTTCAAGAAGCTAGGAATATTCTTAGGCAAGTGCATGGGCTGAATCGGGTAGGTGCGACTCTGAATCAATATCGTCCCGTTGCCTGATATGTATTGGCATGCGGCTAGGTACTTAGCCACCGGCTGATGCTCGGCCATAGCCTGCCAAACCTCCCACTCTTTTATGTTGGAGAAATTACCCCCTCCATCCTCAATCTTTATGACCAGATCGTGATTCATTTCATTAAGATATACCCTGCGATAAACTCCTGTGCCCAGCAGTTTTCCACACAGCATAGAGGCGGCTTGTCTGCCGACGTTCTTAGATACAATCATACCAAAGATAATCCTTTTGCTTGTACCGGCTCGGTTTGACTAACCGCCATGGTGACTGCCAACAAATCCCTTACGTGCGCGGCCAGCCAAACCCCCTCGTAAGCCACCCACACATGGTTCTTCTCCTTCATGGCCTGTGTGCGTCGGGGGGACAGCCGGGGGTCCGGTGTGTGTGAGTGCTCCACCCACACCCCCTGCTCGTCAGTGCGATCAGTGTAGACCGTTTCCTCCCAAAAAATCCTGGCCAGTGCCTGAGCTTGAAACACCGTATATACGTGCGCCTTCTCCCTATCGAAGGTCACTCCGTTCCCTATGCTTCGCCAATAGGCTCGGGTCTCTCTGTCAAGAATGTATGCCAAAGAAATATATCTCCCCCTGCGACTAGCCGAGGATGGCCGATAGGATCATCACAAGGAGATACCCTAAAAAGATGCCCACAACAAAAAAGCCACAGGCTTTAAATACTGAAGAGCTTTCAGAGCCTTGTGACTCCCGCAACATAGCCGAGGAACTGTAGTCCATCAAAGGGGGCCTGCCCGCTAAAGCTGCGGTAGTGTTAGGCTGTGAGAAAAACACAGCGGTCTCCGCCTCTAAAGCTCGGACCTTGGCAGCTTTCTTAACCGGGGCCTTAACCGAGGCTTTGAGCTTTTTCTTTGTCCCATACCCACCTGCTCTTTTGGTTGATACTTTTGCAGTGCGCTTCATCTAAATCTCCTGTTGAAATATTTCATCATACTCTAGCTAGCTTTGTTCAGCGCTTCTTTACACCATCCTTAGCAGCCTTCAATGCTTTTATGACCGACTGGTTAATGTGCTCGTAAGTCCACACGACAAGGGCGTACAGGGTTATGACGGGCCAGAGAGCGCAGCAGATAAGGGTGGCGACCATAAGGACTACCGGCCTGCGAGACTCGAAAACCTGCTCACACAGAGCCATCATGTTCACTGTCCCCAGCAGGTAAATGATAAGGGCACAAAAAAACATCATAAAACTATCTCCGCACCATAGGTCTGGACAAACGCATCTCTCTCCTCCTCCCGGGTGAACCCCCAGTATGGAACCCCGTCGAGAGTCACTCTAAGGAATCCTGTAGAGCTGTGAACGTCTTCAGGACTCGGGCCTCCGGCAGGAGTCTTGGCATGATACCTGTACACATCCTTCCACCGGTTCCAGTATTTTCCATCTACTCGGTTTTCGTATATCATCTAGGGGGCCTCACACAAAAAACAAACCAAAAAAGAACAACAGCCAACGCCAAGTACGCAACTCCTTCTGCTGAAAGGTGCGGGGTCATCGGGGCCTCTTAAGCAGAGTCAGCGCGTCCGCGTGGTCAAATAAAAGTTTGTTCAGAATCTCCACAGGGACTCGGACCTCCCCCGCCCCCTTACGTCTCTTGTGTACGATGTCGTGAAGAGAGTCCATGTCATCGCTGGTGCATCTAAGGTCATCCGATTCCATTTCATATCTCCGTAAACTTGGTTGGGCGATAGAAGTTCGCGTCATAGTAAACGAGCATGCCCTGGGAGGGGTCCGTGGTGCGGACTTTTTCCCTTAACTCTTTCATCTCCGTGGCACTGACGTTTGAAAAATAGTCTACGCAAACTCCTGTGAAGGCCACTCCTCTCAGACAGTCGCTCAGCGCGGTCGCTATTGTTTCTACACGAACGTCCCCCCTGTTGCGCTTTTTCAATACCCGCAAGACCGCCTCCCGGTCGGAAGAAAACCTGATCAAAAGAAGCCCACCGGCTGGCAACTCGTTTATCTGGTTCATCATCCAGGGACTGTCCCGTTTATCGGTAGGCGCCCTCACTGAAAATGACTCCTTGGCAAAACGACAAGACCCTTCACATACGGAGAGACCACAACTGGTATGTCAAGAAGAACGGCCTTTGTCTGTCTAGGGTACTGTCCCCTTTCTGAGACCTGCATCTCGACACGATATGGGTGACTGGCCATGACCATCTCAGCCTGAGTCCACTTACGCGCCGTATCCGCAAAGTTCTCCGGCCCCATGATGCAGATCAGGTCATTCGGGTCCATGTCCATATCGAGATAGGGCTCTGCGGCTGCCAGAACCTTGCTCCTCACCTCCGTCTCGTTTATATCGAGCCGGACCACTTCAACTGAATCGAAAGCTTCCCGATGGTTACTGACCATGCCGAGATTTACAGCCATCCGAAAAACCAGGGTCTGCAAGCCGGGCCATTTCCTACCCCAGCGGCCAACCGGAGATATCAGATATTGCTCCCGACGCTTCTCCCACCGGCGCATCGTTTGCATACTCGGTATCACGTTCACTATTCCAGATCGGTTCATGCGGGTTCTTTCAAGGGAATACACTCTACTTTATTAGTTTTTTTCAATTGATCTCTGACTGCTTCGCACTGCTTTTCCGTGACCACCTGGCAGGCCATGGCCCCAGAGCGCTCTGTTAACCCCCACACAACCATAAGAACATCGGCCATACTTTTTTGCCCATATCCGCATTAAGCAGAAGTGCCTTCGCGCGGGCTATATTCCTCGCCGGTCAAAAAGTCAATAGCACGTTTTCGGGATGGTTAATCGGGGACTACAGCAGACTGGCTAGATACTTATAGTCCTCTGCGGTCATCAGAGTTTCGCCACTCTCAAGAGCTTTCCAGTAATCCCTCCCCTGTGGTGTGCCATCCCACATGAAGAACCTGCTGATCAATGTTCTGTCTGGACTCCTGAAATACTGCAATATGCTGCCCGGTGACCTATACATCGGGTAGAGCGTCTCCCCTGCCTTATAAGTGTCCTCCGGCTCGTCATCCGTCCGGGGTGACTCATCCAGCATCTGGAGCAAGGGTACCGCCCTCGCCCTTTTCTCCATCAACCACTCGACAGCAGGCTTCCCACTAAGGGTCACCGGCTCCAGGATATTCCGGAGCTCCTCCTTGATGGCGAGCTCTCTTTTCTCGTAGAGGTCCCCAAAACTGGTCCTCCAAGCCTCGACTTTTTTAAGTGCAATTTCTTCGCTCATGTTGTCTCCTTCTTTTATTTTTTTTTTAAAACTGGATGTCCCGTCACCCAGAGGGACGTGCTCAACCCAGTTAGCCAAGCCCCTCCCTTCGTATGCTGCGCGGTACCAAGGACTGACCGTCACTGCCCATATCCGTCCTGCCCGGTCATGGCAAAAGAAATCTCTGGATGGGTTGAGCTTCTGAGAAGAAGATGACCGACGCTATTATCCCACATATCGTAAAAGCGCTTGGGCGTCACGCTCATCGCCACAAAACCCAATGTCTCTTCAAGATCATATGTGAACTTGAGCCTGTCAATAAGTTCTTTTAAGCTGAAGCCTTGGGCGCCCACATCGTACTCAAGCCCCTGAGCCACCCACATTTTGGATTCCCGAAAAACTATGACCCGAAGCGGATTGGCCTTTGAGAACTTTTTCATACCCCGCTCCTTCTCATAAAACTAATCGCACTACAAGAAAAACTCGACCGAATGGTTAACGGCGGCGGCTTGAAATCTTTTTTTTTGAAATATTTTCCGTGTACGGATCAATAACTCTCCAACTTCTTGTCAGCGGGGTGAGCTTGGTCAAAAGCGATACTCCCAAACATATTCGTACCCACCACCCCAGTTACCTTCGTTTACAACCACCCGGCGACGTTCTATTTTCTCAAAAAATACGAGATGGTCCCCAATACGGCGGGGCCATATCGGGTAAAGAGCATGCCACTCCTCGATGTCCCGAGGTTTGGATTTAGGAAAAAATAATTTCATGCCCGGTACTCCCACTCCCAAAAGGGATCGCCCAGCATACGCACGTTGCGGTCAACCCTCCGCCTCTCTATCCACGCAAACGCCACGCACTCTCCCGGCGAGACCTCCCGGGGCAGGATAGCATAAAAAGGGTGCCACTTCTTACGGGCCTCCAGCCTGGCTGCATCCCTCTGGTCACGCGCATCCATCTCCTCACGAGTCAATCCGCATTTGAACTTCATTCGCAAACTCCTACTATCTCATAACCCGCATCAAACTTGCACTCGCCATCCGCATCCCAGGAATACTCCCGTCCGTTGACGAGGGCGGTCCCGTCCCTCATAGGCGACGTAACGTATCCGTTGCGCAGGTTGTATCGCACACCATCTGTCAGAACGAAGGGGACGAACGGGCCCTCAACCGCGAGCTGTCCCCTGATCCAGTCACGCATCCGCGAGAAACGTGCCTCGGGCGTTTCCTTGCAAGGGCCCCCTCGCTGGTCTGTTGAATTTTTTCATTCCCAAACCTCGACTGTCTTGGCCGTTCCGGTCTTGACGGCGGTATCGGGATGTATGGGCGCCGTCAAGTTCCAATCAGAGTTCACGGCATGTGCCCAGTGAGTGGCCTCGGTGCCTTGGGGCACCCTGACCTTGGTCCACACGGTATCATATCCTTCGGCGGCAAACTTGAACTCTTCACCGATCTCCAGCTCACGAAAATCCGCAGCGCCCTCCCACACACTAACAGTCTGGATGCCCTTCGTGAATACCCGCTGGCAGGCATCTGTTTCGATAACGCTAAGAGACTCACGATCAAGGCAGAAGTACCGGTCACCGGCTGTTCTGACATAAGTGACTCCATCCCGCCAGAACCGGAACTCCTCACCGGTCGCAAGCTCTTTAAAATATTTCATCCACTCTCTCCTGTTTCCGCCAGTTCGGCCCCGGGCAATAGGTCTGCAACTCGCCCTCGGCCTGTCCGCACACCTTGCATAAAGCCAAGACAACCTCTCCGTTGCGATCCAGCATCGGATTCCCATAATAGGGCTCGCCGTTGTACTCTTCCGCAAAGTCTTCGGTTGTATATAGGGTGTGGGGCGTTTGCTCTGACATGATCTGGAACCTATATCATCCGGCGTAAAATATCAAGGAATCATATCACTCATGGTTAACGTCTTATGCCTTGGTGAGGCCCTGAAGAAGTGTCAGCAAAGCCGATATCTCCGCAGCATCTTTTTCGATGTAGCTGATAAACATCTCAGCAGACTCGCACCCGTCCCTGAAAACCACCTCTGCCAGAACAGAGGAATTGAAGGGGCTGATGTCTGACTTCAGTGCGTCATTGTGTAAGATCACCGCAGCAGCAAGAATCCCGTCCTCGCTAGCCTCGGCCAGCTTTGCCGCCGCCAGCACCTGTGCCCCGCTCATCTTCTGCAAGGTCTGCTCGATCCTGTTCCTTCTCGACGTACCCAGGCCAAAGAGCAGGGCCATCTTTCTCGGGTCCGTCAGATTCTCTTTGGCATACGACAGGCTATCGACATAAATCTTCATCTGCCTATCCGCCGCCACAACCACCCTTAGCACTCTGTCGTTGTCGTCACCCAGCTCCGCCGCCATTCTGATACAGTTGTCTTTCAAAGCTTCCGTGGACACACTAAGCCCGGTGAGCTGCTGCAAAGTTGTGATCATGTGCGTCTCCTCATTCTGAATCCTTGCGAAACTCGCTGCACATGATGCGGCGATTGTGCCCGTTTTTCACCGCACGTCGGCACCCTACCCCGGCCAGCCGTGCTTATCAAGGAATCATGCTCCCTATGGTTAATGCCCGGGCTCCGGTCGCAGATTCCGCGGATTCTGAGCGAAGATCGGCCAGCAGATCGGCCAGCAGATCGGCCAAATCATCCCGAGCGGGGTGCTTATAGGCTATGGCACCGGTGAATCCCTTTAATTGTCCCGAGCGGGGTGTTTATAAGCTATGGCGCCGGGGAGTTTCCAGGGTTTTGTGTCTCTTTTTTATGAAAATGCAGTAAATACCGTGAATTTTCAGCTTTTCCTGTGAAAAATCAATATTTTTGGGCTTTTTTTTGAAAAATAATTATTTTGGAATTAAATTTTTAAATCAATAATTTTGGAATTAAATTTTTAAATCAATAATTTTGGAATTAAATTTTTAAATCAATAATTAGTGGGCTCTAGCCATGGGGGGAGACCCCCACCCCCCGCCTAAAATTTTAGGGGTTTTGGTAGTGGGGGAGTAGGGCTAATGATCAAGGTTAACAATGACTTAGCATTAATCAATTGGCAAGGTTAATGATTAAGGTTAACAACTCTTTAATGCTAAGTCATTGTTAAGGTTAATGATTAAGGTTAACACCTCTTGCCTGACTCGAAAACAATTAACTATGTTCATTAACCACATGCCTTGACCCTAATGAGGTGTGAAAGGTTAATGGTCATTAACCATATCTATTAATCATGTTGGCCTGTGCTGCATAGCAAGGTTAATGATTAAGGTTAACCAATGCCTAAGCTACATCAGCCCATGGTAGGGTTAATTAATAAGGTTAATCATACCCTGATCTGTTAACCATACGCGTTAACCATACCAATTAATTATGTTTGTTATATATTAATTAAGCCTGTCTGTTAACCCTAATCATTAATCATGTTGGCCTGTGCATTTTCTTTAATTATTGTTTTAGCATTTTCTTTATTGTTGGTTGTGTGTAAGCTGCACCCTCCTGCAAGGGAGTGGCAGGCAAAGCAGACTCTAATTAAACCCTCCCCTAGGGCACATCACGAATAAATGAAGGCAAAGCAGACCCTAATTAAATCCCCCTAGACAATGACGGCCCTAATTAAACCAGGACAGCCCTAATTAAACCGGGCCGACCACAATTAATCCAGGCAAGCCCTAATCAAATGCCAAAACAATTAAATGCCCTTATTCCACTATATTGCCCTAAGCTGAATATC